CTCTACCTACTTCGTTTACGTTTTTATTTAAGTGTTCTCTTATTACGTTTTTTAGTAGTTCTGTTTTGTTTATTATTACTTGTGTGTATTCTGTTTTCATTTAAAATAATCTTATTTGCTGTTTATGCTGTTCTATTCTTTTTATTGCTGCATCGTAATAGTCTTTATCAAGTTCACAAGCTGTTAGGTCATATCCTAAGTTGTGGCAAGCTAAAGCTATTGAGCCGCTTCCTAAGTGAGTATCTAATATCTTGTCTCCTTCTTTAGCGTAGTTCATTAAAAGCCATTCGTATAGTTCACTTGGTTTTTGTGTTGGGTGGAATTTCTCGCTTTTGTTTCTGTATGCACTATATCTGAACATTTTATTAGCACCCTTAAAAGATGTCCAAGCGTATTCACAATCACTAAAACTTAACCCTTTTGGTATTTCTTTATCCCAAATTATAAACTTTCCACAAGGAGGTAAATCAAAATAATTACCGCCCCATATTATTTGGTTTTTACTTACCCTAAACAACTCCTTAAAATACTGTTCACTTGGCACATCACTATCCCAATCTTTAGCTTTCCATTTTCTATTTTTGGCTTTACTTGCTTTTGGTGTGTTACCTATTCCCATATTCATATTAGCCAAGTCAATCCCATAAGGAGGGTCAACTATTGCTAGGTCAAAGTAGTTGTCTTCGTACCTTGCCATTAGCTGCATATTGTCTTCGTTTGTAATCATTAACTTCTTTTTAAATCTAACTGCTCTTTTAAGAAGGGTTTAATCATTTCAACTGATGATAGTATTGCACTATTGTCATCCTTTGATTTGGCTAACATTTCTAACTGTCTAAATATGTATTTTACTTCACTTCTTGTTTTGCATTTGCTGTACATAAATTGAGTAGTTCTATTTATAGTAAATGCTTGAAACTTTACTTTTCCGTACAGTGCTTTTAATCTATAAAACTCATCAAATAAGTAATTTGCAAAATCCTCATCTTTAATTCTACTTTTACCATCTTTAAACCTTTGAGAAGCACCTGAATTAAAATACATATTTAATACATTACCTACTGATAAGATTTCTTTAGATGCCATATACTTATCGTAAACAGTCTTATAGTCAGGTTGGTTTATTGATGTAGTCTTTAAGTAGTCTATTGCGTACCAACTTCTATTAGAAGCGTTAAGGTTCATTATATATTCTTGGTATTCTTTGTCGTTTGACGTGTCTACCCAATCAATAATATATGCAGGAACGTACTTTAAGCCCATATCAATTGCTGCTTTTACTCTATGGTGTCCTTCTATTATGTTTCCCTTATCATCTATTACAATCGGAACTATCCAACCGTATGCAGATATTTTTTTAATAAAGTTTTTTGAATGATTGTTTACTATATCTCTGTTTACTGTTGAGAACTTTAGCGCTGATACAGGATAGCTTCCTTGAAACGTTCCTACTTTGATGTTTGTGTTTGTCATAATAATTGTTTGTGTTTAGTTTAATGTTAAGGTTTCTTGTTCTGCTTGATGTCTTTTGATTATTTCTAATCTGCATCGTTTAGCGTGTGAATCCAAATAGCTATCGTTGTATTTGTTTTCTGATACAATCTCTGTAAGTTCTTGGATTGTGTACTGCGAATAAATAAAGTCGGTGTAATTCATAATTGTTTGTTTTTAATTATGATGTAAAACTACAAAATATTTTTGGATTGTCAACAATATTATTAAACAATATTTGTAAGTATTTTATAAACGACTAAAGAATAGATGTTTAATCCCTAAAATTCTGTACGAAGTTTGAGAAGGTTATAGCATTCAACATATCTTTGCTTTGCTTTTCCCTTGTATGTATCTTTAAAGAGTTGATACATTTTCTTTGTGTATTGGTATTGAGTATGGCAATCGGATAAGTACTTCTCTGCGAACTTCTTTCCTTTGCCTTTAAAGTAGTTTACATTATCTGCAGTGTCTCCTATAATCATCTGCTCATAGAAATTGTACAATGCTTCTTCTTCTGTTATATCATATACAACTTGATGCTTTTGGTGGTAGTTGTACATCAAGCAGGGAAATTGTTTGTAGTCTTTATCTATTGAAATAATCATTACGTTATCCCTTCCCACTTCTTTTGATAGGTTGTACCAATACTTAGCTACTAGGTCGTCAGTCTCTATGCCGTGTCCGTAGAGCGAGTTATAGTTCTCTTTGACCCAATCGTGCATCTCTTGTAAAAGGATGGGCTTAGGGGTGTTTATTCTGTTTGCTTTGTACTTTGGTGTAATTAGCTTTCTAAAGTTCCCTAGCGAACCGCTAAAGACTACAACCCTATCTACATCGTAAGAGTCTTCTAGCTTATTTATAATAGACATAAACACCTCATCGAATTTAGCGGTTGCATCTTCTATGTTATCGTGGTAAGGGCTATCTTCTGGGTTGTTTCTTTTTTTATAGCAGCTAGACCAGATTAAGCTGTCGGCATCGAATAATAATATCATTGTTTGTTTGTTTTAGGTTACTCTTCTTCCTCAAATACTCTTCTTTCTATTATCTCTATTCTATCAATCATTACCATTAAAACTTTCTGCATCTGTTGGACTTCTTTCATCATCCATATTAATTTACTTTCTTTCATTTATTATTTGTTTGGTTAGTACCACCCCTGTTTTTTTCTCGTACTTAATCTTATTGTCTTTCCAACTAAATACGTTTTCTTTCTTTGTTGTTCGTTTTCTCATTTCTTTTGTTTGTTACAGTTTCCGCAATTAGTTCTAGTTCCCGCATTCGATGCTCCACAACTAACACAGTTCCAAAGTTTATCTACCATTTAATTGTTTTAGTTTTTCTATATATAAAGTCGCATCCATTAACTCCTCCTGTAGATGTACTAGGAACGCTTCTAAGGACTCTCTACTATCTTCTAGTGTTGTTCCATACTTTTTAATCCCTATTTGACTACGCTCTTCGTATAGGTCTTTAACGTCTTGCACTATGCCATCTCTTGAGTTAAGTCCTAGTGTAGTGTTCTTAGTCCATTGGTGTTCTAGCCAATCGTTATAGTCTTTCTTATTCTCGTTCTCAAAGTACTTCTTTATACTATCGCTCATAGTCCTAGTTCTTGTTTTTTTCTATATACCTTTAGTTCTTTCTCTAACTCTTCTATTCTATCTTCTGCCTTTCTTGCTCTTTCTACGGCTCTAATAGAATCTTGCCTATAATCTTGCATTGCTATGTGATAGTTGTTCTTCTCTAACTGTAGCTTATTACAAGAGAAACTTATCTTAACAACCGCAGCGCATACATCGTTTAACTGTAGGTTATCTGGCTTGGCTTTAACCCATTCCAATACGTTTGATTGTAACGTAAGCAGGTTACTTGTAAGTTGGATGTCCTCCATTACTTCTAGCTTCTTGTACATTGGTTCTCTTGATGTCATTAGAATCTGCATTTTTTATTTTCGTAATGTACACCTATTTTATTTAAAAACAAAATTATTGGTTCTTCTCCATATTCAAAGTTTTTCCATTGACCATCTACATAACGTCTAGTTACAAAACAATCCTTTAGAGGTATATCAGTATTTTCGTCTTTGTGTTCGTGTTCTACCTTAATAACTAAACCACCAGCTCCCCATCTATCCGCAATGCGTGTAAGTAAGTATTCCTGCCCTTTAGGTATTCGATTGAATCTTCTTTTAACCTCTCCTAATATTAAAATCTGATTACTAAACTCAAATACAAAATCTACATCACTTGGGTGTATCTTTCCGTTTTGTACTCCTGTAAAGTCCACCGCTTGATTTACCAACTTACTATTTCTTATTAAACTCATTTATTTGTATTCGTTAAAAACTCTTTCCAGCTTTTTCCAAACTCCATTCAAGAAGCAACTATTACATCCAGTTAATTCTCTTCTATCATTAAAAACTCTATTGTATATATTTAATAAAGCCTTCTGTTCTTCTATGGTTACTGTGTTTAGTTTACCTACTCTTTCCTCTAGATAGTTGTACTCATCTTCTGTAAGGCAGTTAGGTCTGTAGTTAGGGAATAAGTAGTTTAACTTTTCCTTTCGTTCGCTGCACCCACAATCGTCGCCTGCAACAAATTTGACTAACTTTTTTATCCCTGTTGCTTCTGTAAACTTCTCTACTGTATCGCCCAATCCTTTACTTGATTCCGTGTGGTTCTTCTTCCACTCTTTGTAAGCCTTACTTCTTTTGTCTCCTTTAAATTCTGTCATAGTCTTCATTTTTATAGTCCTCGTACGTTTCTCCTAACTTACTTCGAACATCGGTTTTACAATTCTTTAACGTATTAAATATAGATACCCAACTTATATTAGTTTCTGCTGCTATCTTACGTATGCTTAAATCAGTATCTCGATACAGCTTAAACAGCTTCCTGTCGTACCAAGTCCAATCCTCTGCAACCTCATCTATAAGGGTACATACTTTATTAAAGGCTTCGTGTTCCTCTAAATTAGTTTCATCTGCTATCTGTAAAAAGTTTTCTTCGTCATCAATACTAACTTTCTGTATTTTTCTTTTAGAATGATAATACTGAAAGTATAAAGAACGAAGAGTAAAAAACATATATCCCCTAGATACTTTGTTATTCTTAATAATATTGTATGGTTTCGCATATTTAATTAGTCTAATGTAAGCCTCTTGTACGATGTCCTCAGCATAGTTAAACTCGCCAAAGCCGTTTACTATTTTAATCCAATCTTCGTGCTGACTAGCTACAATATTGAGCCAATCTAACCCTATTATTCTTTTTTCTCTATCCATATTACCGTTAGACTTATAAAACCTATGCAGCATTGCAAGGTATTCTGTACTAAATTTTCTTCTTCAAATTTTTCTTTGGAATATAACGCTCCAAACATAAGACCAATAATAGGCTGGATATATACGTCAGCTTCTACTTGGTTGCTTATAAAGATAAATACGGTTGCTATTAATAATAATAAGGCTATTGATTGTATCATAATTTAGAATTTTAATAGGTTAGTAACTTCTGTCTTCTTAGAGTGTAAGATGTCTTTACCTAAAAACTCAAACCCTACATTGTTTCTAGACATTCTCAGCTTAATAGGTTCGTTGTGTGGTGTGCATCTTCCGCCTGTTTCAGTTTCTTTTACTTTAAGTACGTGAAGGTGTGAATACATCCAGTCCATTGCAGAACCAGTATATCTGTGTATGCAAATAACATCATCAGAGCGGTTTCCCCACTTACCCCCTCCTTCTACTCCAGCTAGTCCTAAAGGTTGTGGCAGCTCTTCATACTCGTGGTCTCTTGGGTGTACCCTACGAAGTGCATCAGTAACACCGTGAGCGTTTAAATATACCGCAACACTTCTTTTCTTTGCAAACAATCTAAACTCAGAAGCTACTTGGTAATCGTATTCGTGACTACCTACACCTCGCATCATTTGTGTATCTTTTGCTAGTGAGTTATAAGGGTCTATTAATAAAGCGTCATAGTTCCAAGCGTCTTTAATTTCATTGGCTTGTTTAAGTAATTGCTTGTATGTAAATAAATCCTCTACCTCTATTATTTTGAAATGTATATCACACCATTTAACTGCATTGTTAATCTGAGAATCTGAAGCGTCTTGTATAGGTAAACCCATCTTGAACTCTATTATCTTTCTAACTAAGCCTGAAGAAGTGTTTTCACTAGACCACAACAAAAACTTTAAATTGTGCTTCATTGCCCACACCGTAAAAAGGTATGTTATTATAGTAGTCTTCCCTACGTTAGCGTGTCCTATTAGTAGATTAAAATTACCTGCTTTAAATCTTATGTATTCATCTATATCTGGTATGTCTATTTTAAGACCTTCTAATACACGACCATACTTAATGTCTAGTATTTTCTTTTCTATGTTTGCTGCTTGTGCTATCATTTATATACTTTGTGAAGTTTTGTGATACTTATATTGATTCTTTTTATTGTATTTCTCTTTAGGCTCTACGTAGTAACCTGTAATAGGATTTACAAGGTAATTCCAAAAATCGTAAGGCATCTCTTCTCCTTTGTGTAATTTCTTTAGTGCTTGTCTCTTCATAGTTTGTTTATTCACACCACATTTGCTCTATGGTGTGTGAGTATGTACCATCTTCAAGGTAGTATCTTGTTTTTAAGTCTATGCAAGTTTCCTGTTGCACACAACCCGATAGTAGTATTAAAATAATTATTATCTTTCTCATAAAAAAAGGGGGCTATAAACCCCCAATTAAATTAAAACGGTAAGTCCGCTGTTGTTTCTCTAGAAGATTGTTGCTGCGTATTAGTAACCTCTTC